ACCGCGTGGGCGATCTCGTGGAGCACCGTCTCCATCTTCTGCGATCCCTTGCAGCGATCGTCGATGAGGATTCGCGGGCTGGTCGCGTTGTCGAAAAACGTCCAGCCCATCGCGTCGCCCTTCAACCGGGTGAACCGCAGGAGCCAACGCTTGCCGTCGATCGTGATGTGATGATCTTCAGCCACGGGCAACCCTTTCGCCCGTCAGTGTCGCGGGGCTGTCAACCGAAAACAGCCTTCGCGTACCGCTGGGCGAACCGCCTCACCCGCATCTGCACGCGGGTTCCCCATTCGTTGAGCCACCGCTGGCGAGCCTCACACCCGCACCCGCCGGGCTTGCCCTCGGTTCGCGTCCACCGCTCGACTCGCTCTTTCGTCACGCCGACGCGAGTCAGGCACCGCTCGACAAAGTCGCCCAAAAGGAACGGCCGCCACACCTCGGCGGGCGGTGGGCGGCAATCGCGAAACGTGGGCAGCCGCCGGGCTTGATGCCCGCAGACGCGGCACCGCAGATCGACGGTATCGTAGTCGCAGCGGGTCACGAGATCGTCGCGGCGTAGGCGGGGGTGTTGAACATCCCTGTCACTAGCGTGTATGCGCCAGCCGGTGGCGAACAGACCGGGAAATCAATGCAATCGCAGCCGGGGTAGTAAACGCCGGGAACAAACTCAAAAAACGGGCCGCTAAGGTTTATCCGCAGCCGGCATTTTTTGTAACACGTATCGTCGCAGCCTGCGTCAACGAATGTAAGCAATGTGTCAGACAGCGTTGCACATGGCTCAATGACAGCCTCCAACGAAAACGAATAGGTAGAGCCTTCAAAAACATACGTGCCGTTCGTGACCCATCGTGTCGGGTTGGCATTGAACGCGTCGATCAGTCCGCTGCTTCGGCTCAGCACGTAGTCTCCCTCTGCGGGCCTGCCGAACGAGCTCTCAATCAGATACTCAAGGTTGATAGTGATTTCCGCCGGCGTGGGCTCTTCATTGAGGCAGCACGAGCCGCAGACGCCGGTCGCATGAGATGAGCCGCCAGCGATTGAGGGAACTACCGGGGAGCCCGTAGCATCCTCGACACTTCCGCCGCCCGAGACAACAGTCGCAGTAACGTCGTTGAACGCCGGCACGCTCTGAGCCTTGTCGGGAAACTCCAGCGTAAAACTACTGCAATCTGCGATTTGTTCCTCGGTAGTCAGGCTGACGAGCGGGGCTTGAAGCAAGGATTTCGCGGGCTCGGCAGTCTTGTCTTGGCGGTACTCAAACACAATGGCTGAAGACGAATACGTGCTGAGAGCCAGAGGGTTGCACAGATAGGCTCGGTACTCGCACGCGTAACTCGGGATATTGAAGAAACTCCCAAAGAACTTACTGCGGGCCAGCACGAACGACTTCCCGTTCATGTACTCGCCCATGCAGTACTGATTCGGAAACCCCTCGGCTTCGTACCCGTCGCCTCCGTTGTTGACCGTGACGCTCGTGATCTCGCCGAACGTCGGGCTGTCGGGGTCATCGTCCACGTTCACGGTGAACGTCGCCCCGTCGCCATCACTAGGGGCGATCTGGTCGAGCACTACTGTGATGTCGGCGACCAGCGGCGGGGCGTCGGGGTCTTCACCGTAGAACGCACCGCCGTCCGAGAGGTTGATGCTTTCGATGTCGCCAAGGGCTTTGTAGTAGACGCCGGCAGACGAGATGCTGATCGAGTCGATCACGCCCGTGTCCTTGAAGTACGAGCCGCCGTACAACACATCCACCGTGTCGATCACGCCCGTGTCGAGGAAATACTGGCCCGCGTTGTCGATGCTCAGCGATGTGATGACGCCGCCGGTCACGTTTGCCGAGACCTGCCCCGCGACCACGGTCTGGCCAACGGATGGCACGATATCGAACAACTGCCCCTGCGTGTAGCCACTGCCGCCGTTCACAACCGTCACACCGCTCACGACCCACACGTCGCCAGACTGCACGACTGTCACGGTCAGGATCGCACCCGAGCCACCACCGCTGACGAGTTGAGCGGCAAGGGTTGGCTCGTCGCGAACTGTCTTGACCTCCAGCGTGGTCGGATCAAGCTCAACATCGTCAGCCCCGAGGATGATGTTGAGGTACTGCCCGTCGCTGTATCCGCTGCCGCCGTCAGTGACCGTGATCGAGGCGACCTCCCACGCTTCGGGAGTGCCTCCCAGGCTCGCGACGTTGACCGTCAGATCGGCCGTGCCGGAGAGCGTGAGCTCCGGCTCGTCTCGCACCGTGCGAATCACGAGCGTCGCTTGCGTCTGCTCAACGTCGCCGCTGCCCAGCCCGACAGTCGCGAAGTCGCCGTCGCTGTACGCCGTGCCGCCGGCCGTCACGCTGATGCCTGAGATGAACCACGTTTGAGGGCTGGAGCCTGTGACCGTGAGCGACACGGTGAACGTCGCCCCGGTGCCAGTGTCCTCGGGCGGCTCAATCGTCAGGTCGGGCTCGTCTCGCGAGGTCTGAATCAACGCAAACGCTGCGGACTGCTGGGTCTCGCCAACCCCGAGCGTGAATACAATCTCGTCGCCATCGGTGTACCCACTGCCGCCATCGACCACCGTGAGCCCCGAGATAGTCCAGTACGGCAGGCTGCACTCGTCCTCCTCCTCGGAGAGCGTCACGGTGATGTCGGCCCCCGAGCCGCCGGGGCCATCGGCAGTGATGGTCGGCTCAACGCGGGCAAGCGTCGCGTAACCGCTGCCGCCGTTGTTCACCGTTACGCCCGTGATGACGCCCGCCGCCGTGGCCGGGGTCGCCGTGGCACCGGAGCCGTAGCACGAACTGAACGAGACGAACAACGCATTGAACGCCGGGCCGACATCGGGGTAGCCATCGAATGTGACCGTCACCGTGTCAGGCAGTTTGCCCGTCGCACACTCACCGCAAGGGATGTCGCAGCACGGGCTGCACGAGGCCCCGAGCATGAAGCCCAGCGGATAGAGCGAGAGGGAGAACGCCAGCACCGCCAGGAGCGGAATGGATGCCGGCTCAATGGACGCGAGAAACTCAATCATGAGCAGCGTGCCGCAATCAGATACCACGCGGTGCCTTCCTTCGCGATCGCGCACGGAGTCGATGTCGCCGTGCCGGAAGTGGTGATAACCGCGAACACGTTGTAAGCCACGACGGTATTCGGCGTCGCCGTGACGCCGCGAAAGGTCAGTGTCTTCGGCGTGTCAATCGCCCATGTACCAGTAAAGGTACACATGCGAAAGACCTTGCCGCCGCCGGGCGTGTCCACCTTGCCAAACGTCAGCGGTGCCCCGTCGCGATTGCCGCCCTCGACTTGACGCACGACGGCAGCGATCCGCTCGGCGGCACCGCGAGTGAAATCGACGCGGGCGGTACTCACTCACTCCTCCAAGATCTGGAGGAGCAGCCGCGAGTTGGGAGCGTTCGCCTGGGCCGCATAGTTGCCCGCTGCCAGCCGCAGCACGGCAGCATCGCCCGGCTTCAGCCGCACCGTCTCGAAGAGCGTCGTGCCGCTCACCCGGCCGAACGAGATCGTATGCGTGCCAGCGGTCGCCAGCGACCGAGCGAAGCACAGCCCGAGGCTCGACGCCGACGCCGTGGTGATCGCCTGGGTGCTCGTGCCCACGTTGAGCGTCAAAGCCAGAAGCCCCGTCGTGGCGAAGTCGCTCGTGATGTTCGACGCGTTGAGGTTTTGGTTCAACGCACCGGCGTTGACGTTCACGTTCACGCTGTAGCTGATGTCTGCCATGAGAACTCCTAGGACGGCGGCGTGCCGAAATACTGTGACATTGAGATTCGCTTGTAGACGCGGCGAGTGAGGATCGCGGGCAAGGTCGCGCCCGACTGCTTGCCGCCGCTGCCGTTAAGGGCGATCGGGTTCGCGGAGGCGACTTGCTCGCCGTCCGGCCCCGCGACATCGGCCCGCTTCTTCACGCCACCGTCGATGTAGTTAAAACCCACATCGGGCAAGAGCAGGCTCCACCCGCTCTGACGGCAGAGCAGTTCGCTCGTGATCTTCCAGTACCGCACTTCCTGCCCGTTCACCGACTCAACCGCTTGCTCGCCGCTGATGCCCTGCACCTTCACGCCGTCCTGTGGGAAGCCGAGGTAGCTGCCGTCGTTGACGCAGTTCGTGACCGCTGCCGCGAGAGCCGAGGGGAAGTTCTGTCGGTTGCTCTGGATCGTGACTTTCTGCTGGGCTTCATCGACGCTCAGCCCCTCGAAATAGTCGCCGGCCGAGTTCGTGAGCGGCTTCTGCGTTGAGCCGTCGTAGTAGTAGAGGGCGGGCACCGCGACGCCTTGGGTCTGAAACTTCCATACGTCGGGCCGCAGCCACGGTAAGAGGGCGATGTCTCGCTCGCTCGCCGCTGGCACTTTGTACCGGGCGATCGCCTCGTGCCAGTAGCGGTTCTCCTCATACGCCTCGTTGACCTCGACTTCGTAGCACGTCGCGAACGCGTACTCGGGGTGCGACGAGCCGTGCGTGCAGCCGATCGCCGCGATCACCGTGCCCGCGTTCGTGTTCGGGTCGTTGAGCGTCGCGATGAATCGCCGCTCGAACTCGGGCGATGCCCCGATCAGATGCGTCGCGGTACGCGCCAGTTCTCGCCAGGAGTGAACGCTCATGGTCAACCCGTCCCCGCGAGTATGTCAACCTTCTCGGCGTTCAGCTTGGCGATCTCTTTCCGCATCGCCTGGAGTTCCTTCGTCTGGGCTTTCGCTTCCGCGATGGCGGGGTCTTCCTTCAGCGTGTCGAAGAATGCCGAGATGCCGCCCGAGCGGAGGTCGTTGATCTCGACCGAGCCGGTACGGACGGTAGCGAGCTCTTCGGCGCGGGCGAGTTCGATCTCGAACTGGCGGTCCAGTAGTTTTGACCGGGCAGCTTCGACTTGCTGAGTGATTTGCTCCTCTGCCCGCCGTCGCTGCTCGGCTGCCCTTTCCGCTTCGCGGGCCACTCTTTCCGCTTCGCGTTCAGCCTCCTGGCGAGCCTGCTCGGCGGCCCGCTCCGCCTGCGCGGCGGCCTGCTCGGCTTGTCGTTGGGCTTGCTGGGAAGCCCGTTCTGCCTCACGCTCTGCCTGCTCTGTGGCTTGCTGTGCGGCTCTCTCTGCCTCTTCTCGTTGCCTCTTCGCACCGCTTGCGATGTCATCTTCCCGAGCGGCGACTTGATCGAGGACTGCCAGCCGCGAGGCGAGCGCATCAATCGTGGCTTGGTCTCCCGCCTCGCGGGCCGCCCGAAGTTGCTCTTCGACGCGAACGATCTCGCCTTGCACCGCCAGTAGGTTTTCCGCTGCTCTGAAACGAGCCGAGTCGCCACCAAACTCATTTTCGATTCGGGCCTGCTCTAAGCTGGCATCGACGATTTTCTGAACTTCGGCAGACTGCTTCTCTGCCGCTTGGGCTGCTCGCTCTTGTTGGGCAACCAGATCGGCAGTACTGGATGCAGCTTTGTCGATGCCGTCAGACACCTTGCCGGCTGATTCGCCAGCACTTTCCGCTGATCGCTCGATGCCAAGGAAGTTTTCGGCAAGCGTCAGTAGCCGACCGACAACGCCGCCCACCGCATTCGCAATAGTCGAGAAGACTGAGGCAACAGATCCAAATGTCGCATTCACGATGTCGCCCAGCGTCTGAAGCAATGGCGACTGTGCGACAAGTTCAGAGAATCGCGAGACAAGCCCACCAACGAACTCTCCAGCCCGCTGGAACAACGTGACGATAATCGTCACGACGCGAGAAATCGTCTCGCCCAAGGCTCCGACGTTGGCGGCGATAGCACCGATGGGAGTGAACGAAACAACCCATTCTGCAACAGCAACAGCACCATCAACAATTGTCCGCTGAAAATCCAAGAAGAGATCCAAGAGCGGTCGCATTGCGTCGAAGACTTGCTGAACAACAGTCGCAAATGGCTCAAACACTGCGCCGATGATTCGCCCGATCCCTCCTAGAGAAACTCCAAGAGCCTCAACGACTGCCCCGAGGGTTGTGAACAGCGGCTCAAGGATTCGCCCAATGGGATCAACGATAGCCGTGATGCCCGCCGTGACCTCCGCAAGCCCGCGAGCGATGCCGTCACCGAGCCCGACGAACGGGAGCAAGAGCGACGTGCCGAGCCCTTCGGTAGCGAGGCTCAATGTGTCAATGCTTCCGCCAAAGTCTGCGAGCCGTTCGCGATCCAGATCTGACACGGCACGCCCGAACCGCTCCATGTCTGTCGCGGCTAGCCCGAGTTCATTGAAGAACGGCAGCAACTGCACGCCGCTGCGACCGAACAGGGCGATCGCCGCTGCTGACCGCTGGGCAGGGTCTTCGATCGCAGCCAGCCGCTCGCCGATGAGGTCGATTCGCTGCTGCTCCGAGAGTGCCCCGAAGTCTTGAACCGACACGCCGAGCCGCTGTAACGCCGCCTGGGCTTTCTTGCTCTCTTCGTCTGCACCCGCGAGCGTGTTCTGAAGCCGGGCGAACGAGCCGCTCAACTGCTCAATCGAAACGTCTGCTCTGCGGCCCGCTTCCTCCAACACTTGCACGAACTCGAACGAGACGCCCAACTGGGTCGCCAAGCGACTAAGCCGCTCGACGCGATCCTCCAGGCTCACCAGCCCGCGAGCGACCGCAGCCGCCCCAGCCGCGAACGCCGTGATGCCAGCGAGGGCGAGGGTGAACGGGTTGATGAGAGCCGTGACCGACGAGGCGATGCTCGTGAGCCCGGTCTTCAGCCCGCCCGCGAACACCCGCGACAGCCCCTCGCTCGCACTCGCGATGCCCGAGATGCGGCCCGCGATGTTGCCCAGCGGGCCGGGCAGCACCGAGAACACCCCCGAGAGTTCGTTGAACTTGAGCGTCGTGCTCGTCGCTGCGGTGTCGATTTCTTTCTGCTGCACCGCCAGCCCGCGAGCCGCACGCTCCGCGTCGGTCAGCCCCTTCGCGGCGTTCTCGGTCGCCCGGTTGTAGGTGTCTAGCGAGATCCGCCCGGCATCGACCTGCTCTTTTAGTTCGGCCTGGGCACGATCAAACCGCTCCAGGGGCAGGAGGTTCGCTTCGGTGATCCGGGCCGCACGCTCGAACGCGGCGGCTTCTTTGTTGATCGATTCGGTCAGCCGATCAAACCCTGCCGCAAACTGGGTCGCACCGCCGCCGTCTCGCAGCGTGTTGACGAGATCCTGGGCTTCCTTCTCGAACCGAGCCTGAGCCGACGCCGCCGCTTCGCTCTCGCCCGCGAACTTCGCGAACTGACTCGTGAGCTTGTCGGCTTGATCCCCCAACCCCACAAGCGCACGCTGCACCGGATCGAGCTTCAGCCCGCTGGCGTCAGCCGTGACCCGCAACGCTAGTGAGAGGACGTTAGCCATTGTTCACTTCGAGATCGCCGAGACCGAACTGCCGTCGCAACTCCAACAACGCCGCCATGTCCTGCGACTCGTGCTGCGGCGGCTTCTCTGTCGGAATGAAATCCTCGGGCTTGGGTCGTTTCGAGTTCTTGCCAATGTGCGGAGCCAGCAGTGCCGTGACGATCAACGCCGTCTCCCGCCACGAGTCGGGCAATGCCGAGTAGTAGCGGTTGTAGGCGATCCATTCAGAGAACTCGGCCGAATCCATTCGCGTGCCCAACTCGCCAACGGTCATGTGCAAGTCGCGAGCGACCGCGAACATGTACCGTCGAGTCGGGCTCGCGTTCAGCCTTTTCCCAGTTCTTGCACATCCTCCTCTGTCATCCGGTTGTGTTTCATCGCCTCATCAAAGAGTCGGCCCATCACCGCACCCGACTTGCTCGCGAGCTTGTCGATCTGGTCGCGGCTGAACAAGAGCTTTCCGGTCTCGTCGCACAGCACGCCCGCGAGGTACTGCGTGCGGAAGTTCTCGATGCCCGTCTCTTTTTTGCCGATCCACTTCCGCTCATACGAGTCACGCTCGCCCACGCTCATGACGCGGATGAAGACATCGCCGCCCCACTCGGGAACCGCGACTCGCTTCAGCCCCATGTCATCCGCCGCGAGAATCTGATCTGCCGTCAGTGCCATCTGTCACGATCTCCTAGGGATTAGTCGGAGCCCCGACCGTATCCTGCACTCTAAAAGTGAAGGCAAGCCGCACGACCTCATTCGCGA